TCGTCCAACATAACACGCATTTCTTGCTTCAGCCAGGAAACAACATTGAAATCGGTAATATCGACGATGTCGTCGCGATCCAGCTTCTGTTTCTTGTAAATGGTCGTCGGGGTTGTGATCCGGCGAAGAATAGGAAATACTTCTTCAACCTTCAAATTCCCGGTAACATAACCAAGGGCACGAGCTTCATCAGCGGTGATGTCCGCGTGCAGGGACTTAATGCGGGAGAAAGGTGAGTGCTTTGAACCATTCAGTACACCGCTAACCCACTCCATCCGACGAGCAACCCAGGTCGGTTCCTTGGTAACGTTGCGGGCATCGGGGAATAAATAATCAATATTGTCGATACCATAAGTACCGGCGTGCTCGAGGACGGCCTCTTTGAGCGAACCAACTTTACGAGCGGTTGCGAAGATCTCGCCCATCTGAGCATGTGTTAAGGATTTCTGGCCGCTTTCTACAGCCGAACCATCGAATACGTTCTTCTTCATAATATTATCAGTATCTCCTTCTTCATTTGAATTTGAATCAGCTGACTGAGCGAGATCTTCATCGCCTTCTAACAGCTGTCCTACGATTACATAAACTGCATTCTTCTGTTTCTCGCTAAGAGTTTCGAAGACGTCGCCAACAGTTTCATCGTCAGCATGTTCAATAACCTCTTCTTCCTCTTCGACGACTTCTTCCTTAGCAGGAAGGTCTAATTGGGAACCCATAGTAATGATCGCCTCGTCATCTAATTCGGTTAAGGAGCCGTCCCCATGCGCTAATGATACAAAATCAATTTTTGCGCCAGGATTGGCTCCAGACAAAACTAGGCTAACTTCACGAATTACACCATGGGCAACGTTTAACGCCTTCTCAACTAGACTATTAGCATAAATAGAGAAAGCAGTAATATCGCCGTGCTGGACAAGGGTCTTTGCCCGTTTGGCATCGTCACTGTCATTTAGATAGGCATATGCGTACACACCATCTTCACGATTTTCAAGCACTGCGTGCCCTAAAATGTTCTGAGGTGAATCGTGCATGTGTTGCCAAACCAACGGGACAGTGGTTCCATCATTATCCTTAAATGCATCAGGTAGAATAACGCGTCCATCTGAGCACTTAACGTTGTTCTTGGTAGCATAGCCACCAAAGTCAAAGTTTGTTTTTGGCATTTTAGAATGAACTCCTTCCATTTTGAATTAATTTGTAGGTTCTTCTTCCTTTGGACTGGAAGTCTCAACTGTGTCGGTTTGGTTCAAGTTCTTATTCCTTAGCTCATCTGCTTTAGGATCAGCACTTGGCTTCATACCAATTACACCACGGAACTCGTTAGACGTAACAATCTCATTTCGAGTAAACTTGTCCGCAAGCTCTGCAAGCTGGGCTGCAGGAACGAGTTTGAAGGGATCTCTAATCGCCATAATAGATTGGCCCTGAGATCTCGCCGTTTTCGTCAGAAAAACCCGCTTCATGCTATCCGTTATTGCTGAGAGAATTGGTTCAATTGTACGATTATAATAATTGACCAACTGTTGCTCATCTGCAGTACCTTCGAAGACTTCCCTCGTCAAACCCAACTGGCTCCATAGCATACTCGTTAAGTATTCGATTTGTTGCATTAAATTATTCTCAGCTGGTCGATTAAGTTGAGTGATCTTTTCAGTCGCATCAACATAAGCTATACCATACTTAGAATCTTTTAATTGCGTCTCGATGGCGTCGCGACGATTCTCAGCTTGTTGTCGTCTAGCATCCGTTTTAATAACATAAGGGAGCTGGATAAGTAAATCTAGTTTACCAGATCCACTTTGGTTATCTATGACATCCAAAAGTTGAATTTTGGTTATAAGACGTTGTAATGTTGAGTTTGGCTGATTCATAACCGCATACAAAGGATTCTCAACAATAGCAACCATAGTTTTTGGTAAAGTTATTAGTTCTTTGAGACCTGTTCGCTGGTTATAAACCTCAAGCTGTACGTGTTCTGGATACCACTGTACAATCCTACCAGTTCTTAATGTCAGGATCTCATAAGATCCACTAACTCTTGGATTTATTGTGGTATCTACTGGGACAATTGCTACACTTCCCTCATCACACATAGACATTACTACATCTTGGATAAAGGCTCTTCCGGTCTGATCAATATTTGCTTCGGTAGTAAGACAATTATTTAAACCGGAGTCAATCACATCGACATATCTTCCGTTTTCATCAGTTCTAACATGCTGAACACTGATTGCGGCCACATCTATGCCGATTCTGTTATAGACTGAGGCTATAGTAGCACGTTCACTACCTAACAGCATGTTAATTCGATCTGGTCTATAGCCCATTCCAACACCAAGATCAGAATAGTCGATGTAATCTTCGCCGCTGCGGAAAATATTCCATGCTCTTCTAATGCGAGTAAGTATTGAATCTGGCACTACATTATACCTCCTTCTTTTTTGGGCGCTACATAAATGCTACCGGTCTATATGAGCCCCAATCAAAATCTTTTTCTGTACTAGCAACTAGATCTTCAAAGCGATCTTGGCCCGCAAAGACGTTTCCTCTAAATATAGCACCATCTTCGATAATTCTTATGAATTCTGGAAAACCAACAAACCCTTCGTCGTCGTATTGAACGAGCATAGCACCTTTCTGCCAGTTTCGGTCTTTAGTTGATCCAGGAACTCTTCCATCAGTATGACACAAACATCCAGGACTTGCTGCCCAGATAGGACGATCTTCAGTTTGACCTAAAACTCGTTCGGAAACTATCTCTTGCCTATGAATATGACCAAAGGCTTGATTAACTAACTTCCCTTGAATGATCGCACTAGCGGTTGCACCGGGTCTAGTTCGTGCTACTGAACCATGTACTACTTTTAAATATTCGTTTAGCCACCATTCACCATCTGGATACTTTCCAACATAGTGAACGCCCATTCTCGTCAACCCTAAAAGATTGTCGATAGCCAGTAATGGGCCTAGATTTAATTGATCTGCTGGTTTCATCTCATAGGCTTGATGCATGTTTTGAATAAGATACTGCTCAAGACGATCGTCGTGATTACCTATCATCACAACGTGTTCCATCTCTGGAAAATCAGCAACAAATAAGCCAATAGTCCATGCCGCTTCTACTAACGCTGCTTGAGTAGTCATTCGAAACTCTGGACGACGCACATAATGAGTCGACCATTCTGACAAGTCTAAAACATCTCCAGCCCAAACAACCGAATCTGGTTTTATTTCCAACGCTATCTGATGAACAGCATCTATTGCTAGTCTGTCGTGCAACGGAACCGCGCCAGATTTATTGATGGCTTTTAAGAAACCAAATTGTGGATCTGGCAAGATCAAAGCGTTCTTTGTCTTGTTTGGTTTTGGTTTCTTTGCTTTAGTCTTTCGGATTCTGACGTTAATCTGATGTATTGGAATCGTTGATGGAACCAATACCCTTCTAGATAACCAAGCCTTAGCCTGATACAGACGTTTTGTATTGATTTCGCCAGAACTTTTGACATAACCGTCCATAACTCCGTCGGTGAATGTAATATCTTTATCTTCAACTTTTACTCCAATAGGCCAGGAATTTGGAAGAAATCGATCAACCTTCCATTCTTTCCTATCCACCTTAAACAAATCTAATAGTTCATCTAAGGACATTGGCTCATCACCACGGGGAGCGATTATGATTCTTTTGTTTTTTGAAGTCATATAAAATATAAGCTCCTTAACTTATTCGAAAGAATCTTTATTGGCTTTAAATGCCACGTACGCGTCCATCATAGCTGCCACAGGATCTATTTTATCGTCATACCGCTTCTTTAGCAGTTTACGATTACCATTGGTATCTTCGAGAGTGATCGCATTGCCCATAGCAAAGGACATAAGCCCTTGATCAAAGACTAGCATCCGTTCTTCAGATAAAGTTTTTAATTCGCCAAGTGGAACGGTTTCAGTTCTTGCCCCCTGTATTACCTTTTCTATTCCGAATGGACCATTCTCAGCTTCCCATCTTTCCACAAATTCTTTTGCGTTGTATGGGTCATAACCTAAACATCTAACATCATAGCCTACATCAAGAATGAATGCGTCTAGATCATCGTATACCTCCATCATGTCTAAAATAGTTCCATCAAGTACTTGAAGACTAGTCTCAGCTAAGAATTCTTCATACTTAGTTCTCATAGCTCCAGGTAGTTTCTTTAAGGTTAATGATGAAATATAACAACGAGTCTTAACTCCAAATGACCCATTGGGCAATGGAAAGAGAAACGTAAAAGCACAGAAGTCGTCTCCTTGTGATAGGTCTGCGCCAAGAGCACAAGGCAATTCCCAAAAGTCTCTTCGACGATGTGGTAAGGTTTCTTCATAAGTAAAGAAGTATGTGTAACCCTCCATAGGAATCCCAAACCTTTTTGCAAGAATGTCGTTCCTAGTTGAAGGAACTTTTTCTGCTCTTTCTACATCTCGTTGATAAGTTTCATAAGTAACGGTTTTCCCAAGATTAGGATTAGCTTTCAACCACATTGCTGGGTCATTAACTTCATCAACACTATCAAGTCTATAGTACCAGATAGAAACATGTGGATTAATGTAATCTCCCTTGAGAATGTCAAGTAATTCCATTTTGATGGTATCACCACTACTATTACGGATCGTACCTTCTGAGCTCATGGCAACAATTAGATAGTTGTCTAATTTGGACGCACCTTGCTCTATAGCACCAACTACATCCTCTCTTATGTCACCAGAAAGCCATTCATCGATTGTAGATACGAACGGTCTCAATCCCTGAAGCTTATCTATTGACATAGGACGTACTTCTACTATAGATCCGGTTAGAAAGTTTTCAATCCCTTTCTTTGTGGACGCTAGTTTGACCCTTAAGGCTCTAGATCCAGTAGTGTTTTGCAAAGATCCTTCTGTTAAAAACTTAAACAGTGGACCTCTAGCTCTTGTGATAGACGTTCTCATAGGAGACATCACTTCTTCGGCCTGTTTCATTGTAGGTGCCGTTGTGATTTGATTGGTAGTTGCTGTTTCAACGTTTAAAAAGTAATTCTGTATGCATGAACCATACATTGACTTTGCTGCTCCACGAGCAACGATCAAATACTGCTTGTTTACCAAACGTTGTTTAATGCGTTTACGAACATACTTACCCCCGTGACCATCTTCATTTGGAACATAAACACTTCTTTCAACAAAGTAATACCAACCAAAGATCTGTTCGGCCCATAACTTAAAACTAGGTAATAATGTTAAGTTAGAACCATCTGTTAGAGTAAGTTCATTCTCACAGAAAGCAATGAAACCATTAATGGCCTCGCTATCGTAGTAGACGCCAGGATTAGCTATTAATTTGTCTATCCTGTTCATCTCCATTGAGATCTCTCTGCAAACAGGAATCTCACCACGAAGAACTTGTTCACGAAATTCTCCGTAATATTGTGGTACTGCTTTGTTAGAAAAAACCATAGATTATCTTCCTTAGGAGGCTAACTTTTTTTCTAAAGCGTCTATATTTGCTTTTAAGCCCTTAGCCTCCTCATTAAAACCATGTTTTTTTAAATCAGCATAGTCTTTTTTATGAGCAGCCAAAGACTTTTTCAAGAATTTACGATGAGCTTTTTTAACTGCTTCTTTACCCGCCTTTAAATTCTTCTTCGTTCCGGCGTGATTATAAATAAGAGAAGTAAACGCTTTGTTTTTTAAAATCTTACTTAAAAGTCGTTTTCCTTTTTTGACATCTGCTTCAATATTTTTCTTGAAATTGCTACGACCTCTTGCTGTAGCAAGACTCTTTTTTTCATCGCCAACAATTAAAGCTCGTCCAACCTTTCTAGTCAGAGCGCCAGCTCGACTCGACCTGGATTTGTATCTCCTAACGCCCCAACGCATACCTTTAACACCATAATGTTCTAATTCATCAATTACTGGCATTTATCACCTCTTTTTCTTTGCGTATTCTATGAGGGCTTTACCCCCAAGAGTTAATCCAGCCGCAACCGCTGAAGTAAGAACCGTTTTCCCGGCATTAGAAAGAATGCCACTAACAAACTTTTTGCCTCTGGCTGTTTTAGAAGGATTTAAACTTGAAAATTGTCTTTCAAGATTTAATCGGTTATTAATTTTCTTTAATTCAGCGTCAGACAATTGTCGAGGTTTCTTTTTAAGCAAACGAGAAACAGAACTAGAATCTGCACTTGACTTTGGCCGTTTTCTTCGAACACCCCAACGCATACCTTTAACGCCATAATGTTCGATAAGTTGTTCAACTTCTTCTTGTTTCATAAATTATACCTCCGGAACCACATCAGGATCAACTTCAACCATCAATCGCCAGCCAGCTTCTAAAATTTGCCGATCTATGGCATCGACCAAAAACGAAGTTGTTGGAGGATCGAATTCTAAACGAGTTTTTAGCAAAATATAACTCTTTGCTGCTTCTAGATTAGGTACAGTATCAAACAACTGATCCCAGGTTTCATCTATACCAGTAATACTGAATCCACCATCTGGACCTATACCTAATTGATTAAGTGAAAATATAGCGTTATTAATGGCCATAATAATCTCACTGTCAAACCCGTCGAAATCGGCCTCTATACCAAGCCCGCTTCTTATAGTTATTAAGATACTTTCCATAAAAACTCCTTTTTACCAAAGAGTCGTATCGCCAGGTTTTCTTTCGACTATTGGTTTTGGTAGTAAAGATTTATCACCATAGTGTATTGCTTGATGTGTCCTATGACTTGTACAAATTAAACCTCGTGGATCGAAAACTACAGGATCTCCATGTTCTAACTGCTCTGGAGTAATTGGATTCATGTGATGAATAACAATCATATCTGTGATTTCATAACCTGGTACACCTAAATCACATCCTTCATCTCGAATGATGATCGTATCTCTAAGACTCCTCCACATAGTGGAATGATAAAGAGCCTGATTTAAATACCTATCGTATCCAAAGGTCTTATCGCCAACAACGTTTGTTAATTTGAGATACTCGTATCTCTCATAAAACGTTTTAAGTTTTGCCAACTCGCTGTAGGTCCTAATCATCGACAACATCACTTTCTTCTTCTATCTCAGAACCTTGATACTTTCGCATAGCAACGATAGCTTCTTTATAAAGCTCCTCAATTCGTGCCGCTGCTTGAATTGCTTCTGTCTTTGCTTCAAGAAGCTCGTTTTCGTGTTTCAATTTTTCCATCTCTAACTTAGCTTTCATTGTACCAAGTCTAAGAAAGTGTGTAAGTACTTGTGCAGATGCAGTCCCATTAGCAAGTTGTTGTTCAGCCATGTCAGCAGCTAAGGAGACTAACTGATTCTCCCTTGCTTGGTCGGTCTTTCCCGGTGCCCGTCGCTTAACTGGCCGTTTGCTTTTTCTATTGGGAGCATCCATTTTGACGGTTACCTCACTAATCTTCGTAGAGTTCTGGGAAGAGTTCTGGATGAGCTTCTACAAGTCGATCAACCTTCTCTTCAATAGACAATACTGGAGGTCCCTCAATTTTGTACTTTGGTAAAGACTTTATGGCTGCCATCCACTCTGAATTTCCAGCAGCTTTGTCTAAAGACCACCACGAACAACCAGGAAGTGTGTTCCCTTGATCTTTCATATGGTAAGCTTCGTAACCAAAATCTACAATTGATGGTCCATTGGCATAACCACCATCACCATTGTAAGATCTTCCAATAGGAATAATTGGGCGTTTGGTAATTGTGTGCCAAATTCGCAAGCTATCATGCAAATACTTAACTGCTTGCGTTGAAGTATTGCCTTGCCAGTACATCATCGGTAAGCCAACTTGACAAACTTCAAGAAAAGCCTGACCAACTTTAACTGGGTGCCATTGAACCCCACTAGTTGGACTTTTTGGAAAAGCCCACCAGCATAAACCCTGCTGAACTGTTGGAAAAGACTTCTGATAAAGTTTAGTAATTAATCTCGCGTTAGCTTCTGCATTTGTGCGTGTATCAAACGCACCTTCAACATCCCAAACATATCCATCAGGCTCAAATCTTGCGGTCTGACTAATGGCGATGTTGGCTTCACCATTGGGATCGTAACCATAAAGAAAGTGCCAAAGATAAACTTTCAATCCGGCAGCCTTTAAAGCTTTCACTAATTCAATCCTTATGTTTTCTCCCCACAAAGGCCAAGGACTTAAACGACTTATATTGTGAACAGCGTTTCCGTTCCCAGCCTTGAGCATAACACCTTCAAATTTGTTGTCAAGAAGTACCTGTACAAACTTTTCAGGATTTCCACCCTCGACTGCTGGTACATTCCATGACATTATGGTTTTACCGTTTATCATTTGATCTCCTTTCAATGTCCTTTTGATACACTTGTCAAGCACTTTTTGAAGGGACGTTAGATGTTACAACCTATAAAGTGGCCTCTTGAAAGGAGAAACGGTATGGACCGTATTTTGTGAGCGCTAACGACCCTTCAAAGAGTGCTTGACAAATATAACTTAACCTTGTGGTAATATCCTAGATTCGATCTTATCTCGTAAATTTTGAAGCCAGGTTTGTATTGTTTGAAGTTCTGGACCGGTGAGTATCCCCTTATCGATGAGTTCCTGATAATTCACTGCTGTATGAACCCATCTTGCAACACCTTCTTGATCTACTGCAACAGCTCTGCCAGTTAGTTCTTCTATTTCTTCTACACCTATTGGATCTCCTGTTTGAGGATCAATAACTGAAACTAACTTTGAAGTTAAAAGAAACTGAATCTCAATAACAGCTACTGGTGAATCTTCAACATACTGATCAAAATTTCCCATAATTTTCTCCTTATACGCAATAGCCCCAGCAACGTATACTAACATCTAACGTTGATGTGCCAGAAGCCTGAGCCTGAAAGTAAATTGTACCAGAACCATTCGTTGGAACAAGAACGGCATGTGACGACCACTTGTCATTAGCCAAACCAGAACAACGAACTGTTATACCGTCTCCGGCTGAAGCATTTGGTGATGACATAAACCAACATTCATTTGCTGCCGAAGCACTGTCTCTAATTGAGATGTTCAATAACAAAGCTTTCGCTTGTGCGGGAACACCAGAAAATTCTGTTGAGATGGTTTTTGGTGTTTTACCAAACGTGCTAAACG